ATGAAAAAACTGATAAAAAGGATACTACATCCTGCTGTGAAAGAACTTGTGAAAGAAGAGCAGTTTAAGAAGGAAGTCACCACTGCTTTGAAAAGAGTTTTAAAGGTAAATCCTGAATACGTAACATCACAGCCTAATGGCCCTATGAGGAGATTTCAAGAGAAAGGAGTTATACACAAAGAGATCTCCGGAGTAAATAAGGATGATTTTGAAAATTATATCAGGGTTTTTCTTGATGATATCCCTGATAATATTGTTAGATGCCATATTAAAATCGAAGGGCTTTATTATTTGCCCCCAAAATGGTATCAAACAGAAGAATCCTCATCTCCTAAATGACATTGATTTTCTCTTTCATAGATAAGTTTTTCAATCTCAGGATGGCCACAGATATCAGATACAAATTTATTGATACCAGTAATTCTAAAACTGGCTTTTGAACCACAAATAGGACACTTAACGTCATATATCCATTCAAGTTTCGAAATAAAGTCTTCATCCATAGAGCTTAATATTTAGAGTTGACAGCCTTAAAATTAAGCAAAAGTTCCGGAAAAAGGCGTGATGCTGCAGGATCGAAACCGGCTCCGGAACCAAACCTCCAGAAAAGAGAGCTGACAGAAGTCAGCTGGCGGGCCGAAAGAGACGGCATCCCGACCGTAGGGAGTGAGATCGGTGACAGCCTGGAGAGACAGGCATTTTAAAAGACACAGACAACGATGTTCGATTTTATAAACGGCATATTCGCAATTCGAGCAGAGGCCTTATACAAGGACTTGGATGTGATCTCCTACTCCAATTATAAACAGAAATGTTGGAAAGAAAAGATTAAGGTTCTTGTTAACGGTCACCGGGGCCAACAGGCATGGGTTGAATATGCATCGTTAGAGAGATGCGGACTGAGTGACCTGGTAGAGGCAAAACTCGGATACAAACCAAGAGAAGTACATACCTACAATGCCATCATACCAATACTAAGCCATGATCCACAAGCAGAAAAATACTTTGCTGATTATCGTTATGGTGAATTCAATAACAAATCTCTGTCGCTTCCTACTCAAGCAGAATACACAGCAAACGCTATAATACTTAATGCCATTCATCAGGTAGCTACCTCAAGATTGAGCATTCACCGGGGTATGAGTGGCCGCACGTCTCTATTAGCAATCATGACAGAGATGCACACCGCAATAAAAGGTATAGACCGGCAGGCATATAAACACACACTTAATTATGATAACCCTCGCTCCTTGGAGCGTGTTTATAAGAACTATAAAAGTGAAGGTTACTATTCACTGGTACATAAGAATTTCGGCAATAAATCAGCACTTAAAGTCACTGAAAAGATTGAGAAGCTCCTCCTTGGTATCTATTGTATGGAAACTAAGCCTTATCAGACAGGTGTTCTTAATACTTACCTTATGTTCCTCGCAGGAAAACAGCCTATCGTAGATAAAGAGACTGGTGAGTATCTTAATCCTGCTGACTACTTTGATGAAAAGGGCAACCCAATCACCATCAGCGAGGGTACCGCTAATAACTGGCTTAAGAAAAAGTGGGAGAATGAAAATGCTTCAACCAAGATGCGCAATGCAGAGCTTTATTGGGTTGCAAAGAATCGTCCACACAATCACCGTCATGCTCCTGTCTATTCCCTCAGTAAGCTTACAATGGATGATATCGCCATCCCATTTAAGCGTCCTGATGGCACACGTGTTTGGGCATATCAGATATTTGACACGCAGAGCACTGCTGTTGTAGGACGGGCTTACGCTGTTGATAAAAGTGTGAATCTTCTGGTAGATGCATTAAAGGATTTCATGTACCTGTGCGTGCGTAACGGATGGGGCATACCAGGGCAGATAGAGTGCGAACAGCACTTGGCAAACACAATGACTGGTTATACAGATGAAGATGGCAACTTTGAAGCAGATCTTCTAACTGCCGGGACACTGTTTACAAACGTCAGCTTCTGCCGAGGTGGTATGCCAATCAGTAAGCGTGCTGAAGGCATGATTAAGCAAAAGAAGTACCAGGTACAAGCCAAACGTGAAGGTTTTTTAAGGAGACCATTCGCACGCCTTGAGGCAAACATACTCAACACAGACAAGAACCCGAAGCGGTACACTGTCAAAAACATTATTAAGAACGAAGAGGCTGATTGCACTACTTATAATGACAGTCTGCATCCTGATCAGGAGCTCTACCCGAATAAAACCCGTTGGGAGGTACTTATTGAAAATGTAAATCCAAACTTACCACAGCCACAGTTACCAGTACTGGCTTATCATATTGGGGAGGTCAACAAAATGACCCAGATACACAATAGCCAGTGGGTTGAAGTGGCAACACAGAGGTTTATGTTACCTAGTCCAAAGGTGATGAAGACACTCCGGGGAACTACCGTCCAGGCACATTATTTTCCAGGTAACGAAGTCAAGGAGGTTTACCTGTACCAGGATAAGAGATACATCTGTACCTGCTTGCCTCTGCAGAAATATAATGAAGCAATCATTGAACGTACCGAAGAGGATCTTCTCATTAAAACTAACCAGGATAAATATACTGCACAGTTTGACAAGATAACCCGTGAAAAAACGAAGTCAGTTCCTAAGCTCTTCACAGAACCAATTGAGAGGATCTCAGAAAAACTTGAAAATGAAACCGCAGGTACAACACCTATACATGGTGAATATGATGAACCTGATATGGAGGTTCAGAGGACTGAGGTTAAAGAGCACCGCAAGGCAGAGCGTGACCGTAAACGCATAAATGAAGAGATTGAAAGAAAACATCTTGAATACTTAACTATAAACGCCGATCTGGCACAATACGATTAACAATATGAAAGACTCAACAAAACTTGAAATTTCAAAAGCAGCCAACCGGTACGCTGTTGAGCGTGGTTGGGCTGGCGAAAAAAAAGGAGGTGTAAATCAATTATCACGCCTGAGCGGGGTAAGTTCAGGGTACCTGAGCCGAATGCTTTCAGGTGATCTAAATTACGATAATGGTGCAATCATTGGCACAGTACAATGGAATAAGCTTGCAAAGGCTATTGACTTTGAAACAGACAAAGTAATATGGCCAAAGCGCAATACGCCTCAGTTTATTGCAACTATCTCCCGTCTTAAAGAGGCAAAACAGAACAACATTAAAGGCATGATCATAGGTGAATCCGGTTGCGGGAAAACATATGCCTTTGAACGCTTCAAAGTAGTGAACCCGGTCAACACCAAGGCTATTACGTTGAGTGTTCTGCATAATGTACGCTCTCTTCTGGATGAAATTTGCCAGGCATTTGATGTCGAAAGAAAAGCAAGCAAGGTTACATGCCTGAAAGCTATTGCAGGCAAGATCCGGAACATTGATACAACAGAAAATGGGCTTCTTATTGTTTTTGATGAGGCGGAGAATGCATCAGTGCCAGTACTGAGAACCATAAAAGCACTCTATGACCAGGTAAAGGATTACTGCTCCATTATTCTTATCGGTACTCCTCAACTCATTCGCAACCTTGAGCGCATGAAAAAGCGTGATGCAATTGGGATTCCTCAGTTTGTATCAAGGTTCAAAGCAAACACTGTTTATCTGAACGATATCAGGAGAATAGATCCTAAGACTAACGACGACCACACCTTCGAGGAGTTCTTCGTTGACATCAAAGATGAAGGGTTAAAGGCTCTTATCAGAGGTGTATGCGAAGACTATCGTATGCTACACGATTATCTGGTACCTGCCTTTGAAAAAGCAGAGGTAATGAATACACCTCTTGATGAGAAGTTCTTCAGGATGATTAACGGGCTCACCCTTTAAATAGCCTTTAAATGGAACGCAAAACGGACAGAGCCTTACGCATGCTTAACCTTGATGAGTTTCTTAATAAGAAATTCAACTGTGTGACCTTTACTGGAGAGTGGAGAGACCTTATAGGTAACCCGGCCATCTGTGGTATATGGATCATGTGGGGAGCAAGCAGCAATGGTAAGACCACAGGGGCCATAAAGTTGGCGAAATATCTGACCCGTTTTGAAAAAGCGATATACTGGAGTAAGGAGGAAAATGCCTCAGCCACACTACAAATGGCCTTTCACCGGGCTGAAGCATTACCTTCTGAACGTAAACGGATTTTAATCCCCCAACGGTCCGAAAATATGGAATCAATGGTTAAGAAACTCCGGGAGCCTAAGAGTCCAAGAGTTATCTTCTTTGATTCACTTCAGATCTTCGAGCGTATGTACGGCAGCCAGTTCTTTTACGACCTGAAGGAAGAGTTTTCAGAGCATAAGCTTTTGATATTCATCAGCCAGGCCGATGGGAAGAACCCAAAGGGCAATCTTGGTGACAATGTTCGCTATGATGCTGATGTAAAGATGCGTGTTGAGGGTCACCGGATTTTTTCTGAAAGCCGTATATCAGGTTCAAAACCCAAATCTTTCGTGACTATATGGGAAGAGAAAGCACGTGAGTACTGGGGTGAATTATCATATTAAAATCAACTACAAATGGCGCAAAAAGTAAGTCATGAAAGGTTTTTCAGTCTCCTGAAGCAGATGCCTGGAGCAGAAAAAGAAAGCCTTGTATTACAATTTAGTGGGATGCATACTTCATCACTAAGGGAACTCTACAAAAGGTACCCGGAAGAGTATAAACGGATGCTTGCAGCGATGCAAGCTGAAGTGAATAAGCACACTCAGAATAGAACAATAGAAACAAAGGAGTTACGCTCTGCAATCCTTCACCGGCTCCAGAAGCATGGTGTCAATACTACCGATTGGAATTGTGTTAACCGCTTCATGGAGCAGAAACGTATTGCCGGAAAGAGGCTCTATGAGCTCACAAATGAAGAGATGCGGGCACTTATACCAAAGCTCGAAGCAATACTGCGTAAGGACCGTGAAAAATGCGAATCTGAGCAGAAATTAAGTCAATGCAATTAACAAATTATCAAAATGACAGTAATAGAACGTCAACAGTGTAAAAGTCAGCTTACCGTCCTGGAGGATGAAATTCGCTCACTTGAGAACCTTATCCGCAAGCGGGAGAAATGGCTTGCAGATTCGATGAATAAACGGAAAAGTACCTTCAAAGCAGTACAACACGATACTGAAGAGATGCAGAAAGAGCTCAAAGAGCTCAAGGAGGAATACCAAGAAAAATCAAACTAAACCGAATAATATGAGACAGAAAGGAAAAACGTGGATCGACCACAAAAACCATGAAGTGCCAACATACGCCATTAACCCGGTATTGCGCACTGAAGAAAAGCATACGCAGCGGATACTCGATGCTGCACTGCTTGCTGAGAAATACCTCAACCAGGTTGTCGAATTAACCAGGACAGCATATGGAGAGGTTTACGATGCAAAAATACTTGATGCGAAAATCAAGAACAGGAAAGAGCCCGGTGATGGTATGACTCTCACATCTTTTGATGGAGGCATTACGGTTAAGATTACTAAGCCTGATAACGTATACTTCGACACAACTTATACTAATCTGGTAAAGGAAAAGTTTGAAGAGTACTTTAAAAGCTTTGACGAAAGTGAAGCTGTAATGTTTCTGCGGGATCTTGTTAATGCCCTCCTATATTCTCCCGGTGGGAAGGTTGATATGGGCAAAGTGCTCCAGCTCCGCAAATACCGTGAGCGTGTACAGAATTCAAAAAAACTAAGTACAAATTCACAAATATTCCTTGGGGCAATGGATCTGTTTGACAAGGCTGTAAGAACAAAGCCCGGATCTATGGGGATTTATGTTGATGCCAGGGACGAAAAAGGAAAATTACGGAGAGTAGCCCTTAAATATACCGATATATGAAAAGGCTTTTCCTCACAGCTTACCTGCAGGTGGCTCTGGTCAGTGCAAACACTTACTTCATTAGTAGGATTGCCTGGCTTGGAATAGCCATCTGTGGGTTTGGCATTTCATATATATGGACAATTAACGTAAAGCAAATCTGCATTAGCACCTTGAGAGAACGCATCGTGTATGCCTCCGGAGCAATGTTAGGAGGTCTTACAGGAGTTGCATTAAGCAGAATCATCCTTTAATCGCCATTTAAACAATCTAAGACTATGGAAAACATAGCAGATAGATATATAAAACTTGTCTGTGATTATGTAAATCTCTCACCTGAAATAGTACTGTCTGAAAGCAGGAATGAAGATGCACGTGAGGCAAGGCAGTTAATAATGTATATTCTGAGATCCAATGCAAAGATGACTCTGGCAGCAATTGGCATTAAGACAAATAGAGTCCATGCTACAGTTCTTTCAGCTGTCAGAAAAGTACCTGATTATTTCCAGTATAATAAAGACTATCGAGGAAAATACTCACCTCTGTTGTCACGTGCACAGAGGCTTGAGGCTGAAATTGATGCTGAACGCAAAGGATGTCGTGTACCGCAAGCGGGAGAGCTTTGTTGGTTCTGGAATGACCAGGACGATCTTCCGGTTCTCTCCAGACTCTTGACAATTGACAAGGTATTAAAGGTTGCTTATGCGGAGAATATGGGGTCTCGCAGTTTTGCAAACTGGCAGTATGTAAGTATTGAAATCTTACCTAAACAGTTCCGCACATCACTCTTAAGGCAATTAATAGCATGAGCAATGTTGAAGATCTCCGGGTTAAATTCCCCTCTGCTGCTGATAAGGTTAGAATTTGGGGTTTTATTTTTCTCCTGATAGTGCTTTCAGTCTTGGCGTCCGCAACCATAATAATGATGTAAAGTAAAACCACATAATGTAATATGAAGAAACGAATTAAGATAGGAGATGTATGTATAATCAATTACAGTGAGGAGCTTCATATCAACCTTACAAACAAATCAATTCGCATTTATAAAGGGAGGTTTGACTGTAAATACAGACCACTTCATGGGAAGGAATTCACTGAAGAGGTCTCGGTACCTAAACTCGGCTATGGTGTTTCTGGTGAACCTTCTTTTAAATATTACTTGTGTCACCCTAAGAGTGCTCCAATATTCGATACCATGGAGTCCCTTATAGTTTACTACCATCGAAGCATTTATTCGAGCTATTCATCGGCCATAGGAAAAAGATATAACGGCACAAGCCGCAAAACATGTTTAACAAAAAACAAAGAAAGAATGAAAACATTCAATGAAATCAAATCCAAGGTTACTGCCCTGGTAAAGAAAGTTAAGGATTATTTCAAAGCTGCTACAGTTAAGAGCGTTTTGAAAGATGTATGTAAAGCTATCTGGAAGTTTTTCCACTGGCGCTTTGCCACTATTGTTCTGGGAGGCTTTGCTTCTTTCATCGTTTACTTCGACTCAAGTAAACTTATCGGTTTAGTTCTACTGGCGGCCTTCGCTTTGATGCTTATCAATGATTTGACAAGCTCCAAAACGACAACCACAGCTGCAACAGGAACGACTGTACAATAAAACAAAACACCATTAATATTAAAGAGGCTGATTCTTTAAAAGATTCAGCCTTTTTTCTTGACTTACGGCCATTAATCATTTAACTTGCATAGTCAACGAACTAAAAAAACACACTTTTTCTGATTGTAGAATTTAGCTATTATTGAAGCGAGACGGGGGCCTAATGGCCCCCGTTTTTATGTGTAATTGTTTGAAACTACTTATAAGAGACTATAAGTAAGTAGGAATTAAATACAATATTTGTGTAGAACCCTGCTGATCATGTTAATTTATGGCTTATAATCGTAAGAACAAACTCAGACTAATTATTGCCATTCAAAACATCACCCTTGAACACACCCGGAAGGGAGTATCTCAAGATTGGGTTTACAAGAATTTAATTCATCCCAGGTATCATGTTAGCGAACGGACATATTACAACTATCTAGCTACTCCGGCAAAGCAAGAGCTAAAGGCATTGGAAACGAAAAATGAGTCTATTCCTTCTCCAACTGGAAAGTGACGGTATTTTTCTTGATGGTTTTGCCCTGTTCTATTCCTGAATCGTCAGTAATCTGAACCTTATAACTTACCACATATTCTCTTATGCCGTCCTGTCGTGCATTTTTCATTATGCTTACCCTGGTTAGTGGGCCGTAATGATCAGATCCACTCCAGCCATGAAGGAGCCAGTTTACTTCAGATATTGAATCAATGATTGAAAGGGCTTTATCCTTTTGAGACAGTGATGCTGACTTACTCCCAGGAGAGAGGGTTACATCTGCTATTTTCACTGAGAGCGTGAGTATTCCAATTTGAAACCCTTCTGACTCATCCTCAAACTGACCCTGCACAATATCAACCAATGCACAAGGGTAAGAGACGGGAGGAGTTAATAGATCCAGCTGACCCCAGTCGGTGTCAATATGTTTCAAGCTGCTTGAGCTAGATAACCTGTTCTTTACATCAAGGAGTAATTGTTTCATTTCTTTTTGAATATTTTATCCATTGTATGATCAAGGTATGGCTTGATGTTCTTGTCAAGTTCTTTTTTTACAGCACTGTCAACCTTGACGTGGTGACCTACCATTTGCCTTTTAGGCATTATAAAAGAGATATTTATTTCTGACTTCTTTGTTAGTGCCAGTCCCTTGTATTTCTCATCCTCCGTGGTTTTATACATGTACCAGGCCCAGCGGCGCATTTTGTCAGTTACATGCATCTTTATATTAACCCTACCGCCCTCATTGTGTATTTTGGCGTATATGGCCGAGCTTGAAAAAACAATGGTTTGCCCTACAACATCAGAACGCCAGGATTTTCTTAGCATGCCATGTCTATTCATTAGAGATCCGATGCCAGGGTCATGCTTAACCTCCTGCCATATTTCATCAAAGAAGGCCTTTCGGATGAAGTTCTTATCATACTCATCCATGAGCTCTACTTTGAGGTGTCTAAGGGATTTCAGTATGACATCATTTTTAAAGTCCATTTTAAACCCCCTTTAATTATTCTCCGGATGACTCGGAATCGCTTTTAATTTTGTCCAGGACATCGTTAATTTGATCCTTCACTTTATAGTATGGATGATGCGGAGGGAAAATCGCCTCTTGTTTACCCGGGTTAAATCTGAAGATTTCATTTTTGCCCTCAGTAGCATCATTACCTTTTGCCATAGCATCAGCGCTATTGCTTCGGTCATATTTACCTTTAATTACCTGGATTGCTTCGCATCTGCAATTCCAACCATTAGGAGGCATATAATAGTTCCAGAAGTCATCTGATGGAGGCAAGGTAGTGCCATCAAGTACTGCATGCTCTTCTCTTACCTTATCGTCTCCTGCAGTTCTATACTGCAGATCAAATTCGTCTCCGTCCTCTTCAATTTGTACCCAACGAGATGCAGACTGAGATGAACCTACTGCAAAGTAATATTCTGCTTCGAGGTAACTTTTGTTATAGGTGTCATCAATTGCAGTAACTTCTTTATAGAAATCATTGAAGGATCTCACCTGATTCTTTTCCTTATCGAATAGAAGTGATGACGCCTCCTTGAGTTCAACATAACTCTTGCAGCCGGAAAATACAAAAATGTCATTCTCAAACTTCGCCCTCATGGCTGCCGGGATATCATAAGCCATGCCTTGTTTTATCGCCTCCTTGAAGATTAGATTTGTTTCTTGAATCAGATCTACATAAGGCTTTTCAGCCAGCATATCAGCGCCAAAGCTTCCTTTTTGATGCATCGATTGCATCGCTTTCTTAAAAGTATTTTCCGGTAACTTCATTCCTTTCTTTTTTGAACTGGAAAGGGTATCATACAAAGCCCCTAACCTGACATGCAATTTAGCAAAATCAGCGGGGCTTAATCGAAAAAACTTCCATCTCTCCTTGATAGTTTCTGAGAGTCATTTAACCCTGTTTTTGGCTTAACCGGGATGCCAAATTTGTCATTTATATATTCAGGTGGGATATCGAATCTTTCTGCAGCATCCATTGTCATTTTCCATAGCGCTGCGAGATCTTCCTGTTTCGGGTACCGGAATGTTAACCCTTCGGGAAGGAATCCAATACGATAAAGAGCCGGCAATAGAATGGAATTCCACCACTCAACCATTTGCTTCTTGTCACTTTCTACCAATTGATCAAGCAATCCGATGCTTATGGTTTCTTTGCTCTCATTACCGTTCTTTGTATCCTGACCGATAACAGCTCCAGAGAAGAGAAGTGATATCTCATTATTGCAAAGCCGGATGAGTGATTCGTAAACCTCGCCTTTGGTAGATACACCTTGGGCAAATTCGAACTCCTCAGTGTCATCAATAATCATCCATGCTGCAGATCCCATTTCACGCATCATACGTTCCATACGTCCAAGCATCTCCGGATCCTGAGTGTTAGTCTTACCGATCCGGGGTGGGATACCATATATCTCACAGAGCTCGGACCAGCAGCTTTGGGCAAAGCGTTTCATTAATACATGAGGAACTGTTTTGTTGAATAGTCCAAGATCCTTAGGCTTACCAAAATCAAGTATCCAGGACCCATATTCACGCATTTCACGATATGCGATTCCTTCAAGATCTCCTTCCCATTTAGTAATAAGACCCTGCTCAGGTATTATATGCTTTCGAGGAATAAGTCTATAATCAAGTTCGCCTCCAACTGTGGTGTACAACTCAATAACTGTGAAGCCCCAATAGTTTGTATCCAGTAGATCGTCAAGAAGTCGACTTAGCCACTTAGATTGGATTATAAGGTTTAATGAGTCTTCATCAACCTCACCATTGGCATCAATAAGCTCAAACTTTGAGCTTATTGCTCTCAATTTTCTGTTCTGAACCTGAGAAGTAAGTAATGAGTCCAGGATGATTTCTGAATAGATATTATAAAGTTTTACACGCTTCGGGTTATAAACATTTTCTGCAATCTTGATTGCAGTTCTCCAATCCGAGATACTTGTCCTGGTGCGTAAGACTGCCTGCTCAATTATCTGAGAATAGGTTTTCCCCTCCCTCTGTTTAACAGTTGGCTTATTTGTTGCTGGCCCACTTTGCAAATGCTTGATCTGCTTAGCCAGTTTGGTGTGCTTGTTTTTCAT